GATCAGTATTGCTAACAGTAACATCAGCGTAAGCTAAGGAATAATTGATGACTAAACTTATCACGCAAAATTTCAAAACTCAGATGGCAAGACAGTTTGTGGAGTCTTTCAGCGAAAGCGCTAATACAATCTATTATGTAACTGCGCACAAAAGCACACCATTTACGAATGATGCTTCCGCGCCTAGTCCAGAGAACACTCAAAATTATACACATTATGAATTGTATGATGATATGCTTTTTGGTAAGCATGTTGTGCCGACTGATGTGAAGCATATGATTCGCAATATTGCTTGGACTTCTGGCACAGTATATGACATGTATGACGACCTTGCAATCGATTTGCAAAACAAAAACTTCTATGTTTCGTCAATTGAATCTGGATCATATCACATCTTCAAATGTTTATCCAATAACGGAGGTGTAGCTTCTACGGATCAGCCTCTGTTTTCTGAAATTGATGTTGAAGATGAAATTTATTTGACCACTGATGGTTATCAATGGAAATATATGTATTCGATCAATTCAACAAACTACTCAAAATTTGCCACATCTGATTATATCCCATTTATTGAAAATGCGAATGTCACAAGTGCTGCTGTTGATGGTGCTATTAATACGATTCTCATTACGAACCCTGGTTCACAGTATAACAGTTACGCCTTCGGAACTGTAAAAGAATCTGCTGTTGCTGGTAACACGTTGCTATACGCATTGAATGGTGAAAAGTTTACGGATTACTTCGTGACTGTTCCTAGCATTACTGGGTTTCGTAAAGAAGAAGTTACCTCTCTGAATGCGAACGGCAGAACTGCTTCGGGTGTTGTTGTCGCATTGTATTCCGCAAACAACACCATGAGAATAACCGCCGCTTTGAGAAATTTCACAGCAGGTAGAACTATTATCGGAGCGACGAGTAACACATCACAGACAATTTCTTCAGCTACAAAGATTACCGCTGAATTGTCTTCAAACACGGACTTCTATAAGAATAACTCGTTCTATATTCGTTCTGGCACAGGCGCAGGCCAATTGAAAACGATTACCGAGTATATCGTAACTGGTGATGAACGCCGCGTTCTATTAAATTCACCATTGAGTGTATTACCAGATTCGACTTCTGTTTTTGAAATTGGACCTAGAGTTATTATTTCAGGTGACGGACAAAGCGCAAACGCTGTTGTGACTATTAATCCTACCGCAAACACGATTGCAGAAATTGAAATTATCAATTCTGGAGCAAACTACACATACGCTGATATTCAGATCATTGCGAATACTGGTCTTATTGATTCCGCATCAAATCTTGCAATTAGTAGCACGACTGCGCAATCAAGAGCTATCATTTCTCCTCCAGGTGGACACGGCTCGAATGTGATTAATGAATTGTTTGCAAATAAAGTTGGCATCGGTATGTCCTTTGCGAACACTGAAACGAATACCATTTCTATTGATAACGACTTTAGAAAAATAAGTATCCTAAAAGACCCACTTTTCGCAAACGTCCAAATCACACTCGCAAACACATTTACTGCGTCTAGTTTTACAGCAGGCGAAACAATTCTACAAGCAAATACTGGTGCAACAGGAACTGTCGTAAATAGAGACGGCAGTGTGGTGAGACTTTCGAATGTGAGAGGTTTCTTCGGATCAGGAAATTCTACTGTAAATTTTGTCACAGGGCAAACAAGCAATTACGTTTCTCCTGTCGCTTCTGTTAACAAGTCAGTCGAAACATTTGATCAAAGACAAATCTTTCAGGTAGAGATGCTTTACGCTGGTCCAACAGGCAGTGGTTTTGTAGAAGACGAGTTGGTAATTCAAGAAGGCATATCTACTCTAGGTTCAGATATCATCACACTCACGATTGACCGAGATGCTTACGAATATGTTGAAGGCGAAGTTATCACACAAGCGAATACGACCGCTACTGGTATTGTATCTGCCCGATATGATACAGTCCTCACAATCACTAATATAACAGGAAACTTTGCAGTTGGCAATAGTTCTGTGAATTTTATTACAGGCGGAACTTCAGGAAAAGTATCTTCTGTATTATCTACAGACAACACTTTCCAAGCCAACGCTATTGGTTATGTGCATTCCAGAAATAGCGCAAATACAAGCACAGTTATCGCATTAACAAATGTAAAAGGTTTCTTTTCTGTGTCAGATGATCTTGCAGGTACGATAAATACATTTGTAGGACAAACATCGAAGGCTGAAGCTAAAATAACAGGCAGATCATATGACAGAAATTATGTCGTAGACGGATCAGGAGAGTTTTTGTATACCGAAAACTTTACGCCAGTTGATAGAAGCGCAACGCAGACCGAAAAAGTTAAACTAATTATTGAATTTTAATAAAGGCAAACACCAACATGGGTATTACTACAGATTTTAACGTATCTCCATACTATGATGACTTTGATGAAGACAAGAACTTCCACAAAGTTCTTTTCAAACCTGCGGTTGCTGTCCAAGCGAGAGAGTTGACTCAACTTCAAACTATTCTACAGAATCAGATCGAAAGATTTGGTGAGAATATTCTGAAAGAGGGTAGCATCGTCAAGGGTGGCAACTTTGTCGAAAGCCGAAATCTTGCCTATGTTAAAATTCTCGACTTGCAGCCAAACGGTCAACCTGTTGTCATGACCAACTACCAAAACCTGTATGCCTTAGGTGCTATCACGGGCGTCAAGGCCTTTGTCGAAACATTCAAGACTGGTCTCGAATCGCAATCTCCAGACTTGAATACTCTATATATCAAGTATCTTGGTGCAAGCACCAAAGCTGGCTTTACAAATGTTAAGGTGTTTCAAGCAGGCGAAAGCATCCAATTGTATACCGACAGGGCGCTTACAAATCTTGCATACACTGTAGTCGCCGCAACAAATGCTGCCGATACTGTTGGACTTGCTCCAGTTGGATACTGCTATTCTACAAAATGTTCGGACGGTATCGTCTTTCAAAAAGGACACTTTGTTCGTTTCGATTCACAAATAGCAATCGTAAGCAAATACAACACTACACCAGACGGCGTAGTCGTTGGTTTTCAAACTGCTGAATCTGTTGTGAATAGCAACAACGATACAACGCTACTTGACAATGCAAACGGCTTCAACAATTTCAATGCTCCTGGTGCGGATCGTCTTAAACTTGTTCCTATTCTAACGACACTTACACTTGCGCAAGCAGAAGCGGACGAAACATTTTTTGCTATCCAAGAATACGATAATGGTCGCCTCGTAAGACGCAATAACACGACTCAATTCAATAGCATTGAAAAACTTATCGCACAAAGAACTTCTGAAGAATCTGGCAACTATTCTCTTCAAGATTTCCGTATCGGCGCGCAGCAAAGCGTTTCCAACACAAGTCTACTCGAAGCCGTTTGTGGTGCTGGTATTGCTTATGTTGAAGGCAAGAGGGTCGAAATTCTAGGCACCATCACTGTCGATATGCCAAAAGCAACCTCATTCGAAACGGCTGCCCAGCAAGACATTCTTGCGAACTATGGAAATTATATTGTCGTTAACAACTATTTGGGCGACTTCGACTTTACAACACAACAAACTGTTTCACTTTATGGTGCTACCACAGCCGCGACTTCTACATCTGGTCTATCTGCTCCAACGGGAGATGTTTTCGGAACCGCAAAAGTTCGTGCAGTGACTCGTGATGGAACATCAAATACAAACTTCAGAATTTACTTGTTTGATATTAAAATGGCATCAGGTAAAAGTTTCTCTGCTGTAAGATCGATCTATGATTCAAGTCCTGCGGCTGTCGCGAATCTCGTTCTTGAAGGCGGCAAAGCCGTTCTCAAAGACGGATCATTCAAAAGTCTAATTTTTCCTGTGGGCAAAAATGCGATTAAGACCGTAACGACTGCGGGCACAGATTATATTTACAGAACATCTTCAACAACTGTGACATTCAGTACAGGCGGACTTGCGACTATCACAGCACCGACAGGTTTTGTTTTTCCATACGGATCAAGCGCGACTTTAGGAACAGATGCAAGAGCCGAGATTATGGTTATATGTAACGCGACTCGTGATGAATATAATCAAGGCACATCGCTGGTGATGTCGACCGCGACCATTACAACAAACGCTGATGCTACAATTCTTAGTATTCAGTTAGCAGACACTTCTTTGAGCGCGACACTTAGTACCACAGTATATTATAACGTAAAAGCGAGGGTTGTAAAACCTACTGGCAAAACCCTCGAAACTGTATATGTCAAGTTCGACACAAATACGCTAGGAACTGGCGGCACATATTCTCTAGGTTTGCCAGATGTATTTTCTATTGAGCAAATCACTGAAACAACAAACGCAAATTACACAACTGGCGCAGTTGATGTAACTGCGCAATACAGTCTTGTTAAAAACGACAACGAAGAATTTTACGGTATTTCTTACATCAAAAAGAAAAGATCGTTTACTGTTTCCTCTGGCGGCAAAAGATATGTATTGGTAAAGCTAAAAGTTTTCAAAAAACTCACAACTGGATCATACGGACAATCATTCTTCTCGGTAAATAGTTATCCTGTTGATGATACAACTGCAACTCTTCCTGCTGATAAAATTCGTACCGAAGACATTCCAGTTTTTGAAACAAATACTAACAAACTACTATATTTAAGAGACCAGATTGACTTTAGACCATTTGCCGCAAACACAGTCGTGTATGCGACTACAGTAGGTGACGCGAATGTGGTCACAGTAAGCGTTGCGACCGAAACAGCAAATACGACATTCGGATCATCCGATCTGAGATTGATTGCTCCTAATAAAACACTTGAAGCGACATATCAATATTATCTCGCCAGAAAAGATTTGTTCATTATTGATGAGAATGGACGTTTCACTTTAATTCAGGGTGAGCCTTCGGAAAGTCCAACAGCACCTAAACCGCCTAATTTAGGCATGATACTTGCGACATATAATATCCCTCCATATCCTTCTTTGCCCAGCGTCACTGCTAATAGATCAGGTAAACCCGATTACGGTGTAAATATCATCACAGAGAAACATAGAAGATATACTATGGATGATATCGGCGCAATCGAAAAGCGCCTAGATAATATAGAGTATTACACTATATTGAATGCTTTGGAAAAATCATCTGCTGATCTTGTTGTCACAGACAGCGCGGGTCTTGATCGTTTTAAAAATGGCATACTTGTTGACAACTTCGATACTTTACAAATCGCAAATGTTAAAGATTCAAATTTCAAAGCCGCAATCGATCCTGCGTATAGCGAATTGACGCCTAGATTTAGAAAATACAATCTAGACCTGAAAGTTGTCCCTGGATCTCTAGCCAATAATAATACCACTGATTTTGGCGAAGGCATCACTTTGTCAAAAACTGACAAGAAGTTTATCGATCAACCATATGGAACAAACTTCAGAAATTGCGTAACTGGTTTATGGAATTTTGCAGGAACAACCACATTGTTTCCAGAATACGACGGAGCACCAGAAGTCGTAACTGCGCCTGATGTTAATATCACGTTTGACAATACAGCAATGTTAAATGACATTATTGATTCTATTGGCGAATTTGTACCTCTTTCGAGTGTTGATAGGAGAGTAGTGGGCACAGATGTAGAAAGAGAAGGCCGTACAACAACGACTACGACAACAACGCGAGTAACAACAACTAGTTTAGATGTAGTGCGCGGTAGAAATAGTGTCCAGCAAGTTGGAGACTTCGTAACCGATTTCGATTTCAAGCCATTTTTGAGAGAAAGAGATGTCAGAATACTCTCAGAAGGTTTAAGACCAAATACTCGTTTCTATTTCTTCTTTGATGGCAAAGATGTGAATACAAGTGTTATTCCTGCGAAACAGGGTCCGACACGTAGAATTTCTGATTTGGCACGTTCTGGTAGATTTGGCATTTCGCATGAAATTTTCTCGGACAACAAAGGCGTTCTAAGAGCAATGTTCAGATTGCCAGCAGACACATTCTATGTTGGAGATAGAGTTCTGACTATCGTGGATGTTGATGATCTTAATTCTATTGAGGCTGCAACATCATCATCTAAAGCGACATACAGAGGTTACAACTTCTCGGTAGAAAAAACTGCATTGCAAGTAACAACTCGTGAATCAAGTATCGAAAAAGTAACATCAGCCCGAACTGTTACAAATGTTGATGTTCAAGTGAGTCGTCCACGAGATAGAGATGATGATGATGAGCAAAGAACGTTCAGTGGTGTGATTGACCCTATTGCACAGACTTTCACTATCGAAGAAGACATGTCTTCCGACAATGCGCTCTTTGCAACTAAAATTGATCTTTTCTTTAAAGAGAAGAGTTCAACTTTAGGAGTAACTGTCCAACTCAGAAACACTGTCAATGCTTATCCTGGTCCAGAAATTGTCCCATTCAGTTCGATACATTTGGAGTCTGAAGACGTTAATGTTTCAGATGATGGCTCTCTTGCAACCACTGTGACGTTTGATGCTCCAGTCGCTCTTAAAACTGGAGAAGAATATTGTGTTGTTGTTCTTCCCGATCAATCTAATCCAGATTATCTCATCTGGATCGCAAAAACTGGTCTAGAAGATGTGCGAACAGGCTTAAAAATCACAACAGATTCTGCGGCTGGAACATTGTTCACTTCTACAAATAACAAAGCATGGACGGCATATCAAGATGAGAATCTAAAGTTCAAACTTTACAAAGCAGCATTCACAAACTCATCTGATTCCGCAAACACTTCTGGCTCATTTGAAATGACAAACAAAGACCACGAGTTCTTCACTGTTTCCTCTTATGCTGGAAAGTTTAAGCGTGGTGAGAAAGTTTTTGTTCAATCGTCAAATTCAGCAGGAACAATTGCGGCAAACACAACAAGTCAGACAATCACTGGAAGCGGAACATCATTCGCTTCTGCCTTTACTGCTGGTGAAAATATTGTTTATATAAATGGCGCTGATTATCAAGTCCTAGAAATCGCAAGTGTTGCCAATAACACTTCTTTGACGGTAAAAGAATTCCCTTCTGGAGCAAACTCTGCTGCCAATTATTTCAGAACTGTAAGTGGTGATGTAGACTACTTCAATACGACTGGTAATCCTGTCAGACTTATTCTTGAAAATTCAAGCGCTAAGACTGGACTTGTTTTTGCAAACAACAACGTCATTATAGGCGCTGATTCTGGAGCAACTGCAACTGTTGGTACAGTTGACGCTATTCCAGTGAGTTATTTGCAGCCACAGTTCTACAGAACAAACTTCACAAGAACAAAAACAACTCTGGCAGCAACCGCACTTTCGAATGGTTCAAGCGATTATCTTGGAGGAGATAGAATCAATATCGACTTTAACGATAACAAATATTTCAACACGACTCCGACTTACATTAAAAGTAAATCTCTTGCGCCAACTGAAAGATCATTTGTTCTAGAAATGACCTTGACAAATTCAACCAATTCCACATTGTCTCGCGACACTTCTCCGTTTGTCGACCATCAAATTTCAACAGTTGATATTTACGAATATCTTATCAACAATGATTTGACCGATGAAAATAGAAATGTAGAAGGCGCAGCATCGTCCAAGTATATCTCAAGAACGGTAGAACTTGCTGATGGTCTAGATGCCGAAGATATCAAAATTTGGTTGACTGCATATAAGCCACCGACTTCTAATATCACAGTATACGCTAAGTTCAAAAACTCAGCAGATGCTACGCCTTTCGATCAAATTCCTTGGACAAAACTGCAATCTGAAGACAGAACGAACTTCACATCCTCAAATGCGAATCGTTTCGACTTCAGAGAATTTCAGTATTCATTGGGAACAACGGGCTTCCAATCTGACGGTACAACTGTAGTAACATCAGCAACAGCGGGGGGTTCTGCGATTCTCGAAAGCGGCACAACATTCAAGTATATCGATGCTGGTGGCGCTGTCTATACTGACTATAAATATTTCGCAGTGAAGATTGTTTTGACATCAGCTGGTCATGATAAAATTCCGAGAGTCAAAGATATGAGAGCGATTGCGTTGGCGATATGATTGTAAATACAGACCACGAAGATTTCGCGAAGGACTTATCCACAGGCGCTCTTATAAATAAGAATAAGAGCGCCTTAGAGAAGTATCGCAAAGCGAAAGAGCAATCAAATAGGGTAGCCAATTTAGAAAATGAGATGCACGAT